TTGGGTAGAAGGGAAAAAGCTACTCTTTGAGCCTGAATTCCACGATATTACCGAATTGGCTCGTACAGTCAAGGCAATGGTAGAGGAGGGAATTCTTGACACGGTATCCGTTGGGTTTATCATGCATGAAGACTCATACGAATTGCTTGAAATCTCCTTTGTCGCAATCCCTGCGAATACAAACGCTCGGATGCAAAAGGCTCTCGAAATGAAGCCAGATGACAAGGAAGTCAAGAAGATTAAGGAGTTCGTGGGCGAGGATGAAACTGATATGAAGCCCGTGATGGAAATGTTAAAAGAGCTACAAGTTAAGACTTCGAGTATCGAATCCTTGTTAGGTTCGATGGCTCAACCTGTTCAGAAGCAGCAGGTAGTCAAAGCCCGACGGTTGGCGAAGCTGACGGTGAAAGACATCGCAGCGCTCAATACCGGATTAAGGAGATTACTTAATAATTAACGTATTTTTCAACTATGTTGAAAGAAGGCTACAAAGAAGAGGACGGTAAGTTCTACAACGCCGCTGGCGAAGAAGTTACCGAAGCCGAAGCTACTGAAACACCTGCAGAGGGTGCTGATGCTGCTCCTGCCGATGCTCCTGCTTCCGAAGAGGCTGCGGAAGAAACAAAGCAACTTCTCAAGAGCGTGGAAGAATTGGTAGATGCACGTGTAGCTGCTATGCGGGCTGAATTAGAACAGCCAGTAGTAAAGAACATCAACACCGGAAAGACCGTTGTTCGTTCTGCTAACGATCGCATGAGCAAAGAGGAAAAGTTTAAGCAGTTCGTGGTTGCAGTACAGCAAAAAGATTTTGCTACGCTGAAAGCTGCAGGGAGCACGACTTCTCTGGGAGAAGTTATCCCTCCAACCGAGTTCGTATCTGAAGTCTTCCGTTTGGAAGAGCAGTACGGAGTTGCAGAGCGTGACGCAGATGTGCGCAAAACAGACCGCACAAGCATCACAATGATTCTTGGAAACGACGACATCCAAGTATCAGTAATCGGGGAAGCAGAAAATAAGCCTTCCAAGAAACTGGATTACAGCCAATTCCAGCTCACTTTCCGCAAGGGAGTAGGTATCTTGCCATTGACCGATGAGGTTGTGGAAGATTCTGCTATCAACCTGTGGAACGACGCAACACAGCGATTCGCTCGTGCGTTCGCTCGAAAGGCTGACGAGTTCGTCTTCACAGACGCAACAAGCGGTATCGTCAATCAGGCTGGGGTAAATGCTATCAACGTGTATAGCATCAATCAGCTCACATTCGACGATTTGAACAAAGCAATGTATGGAATACCAAGCGATTCAATGCGAAATGGTAAGTTCTACTTCCACCGCACAATCCTTGGAGTTCTGCAAAGAATCAAGGATAACGATGGACGATACATCCTTATCCCAGGACCTAACGGACCTGCAAACGGAACGCTCTGGGGTCGCCCTTATGAGCTGACCGAGGTTCTTCCTAGTCTCGATGCTACCGATTCAGGCGATGAGTTCATCGTATTCGGTGACTTGAAGTACACTGTTCTTGGAATGCGCACGCAGATGAAGATTGATATGTCCAATTCTGCTGTTGTGCTTGATCCAGATGGAGGTTCCGACCTCAATTCATGGGTTCAGGATTTGACCTCAATGCGTGCCGTAAAGCGGTTCAACGCAAAGGTTAAGTTCCCAGCAGCGTACTCGGTGATCCGGGCTACAAATCCAGTATCCTAGTGGATGCTGACATTCTGCGCCTTTGGGCGCAGGTGCTAGAATCTAAAAGGGTGTATACTGTAAGTATGAATCCAATTAAGTACATGCATGAGGCTATATTCGGAAGGGCAGAAGTGCATTGCTTATGCGATCATTGCACTACCTGCAAAGAGGATCAGAAGCGTAAGAAACGTAATAAAGAACGCCATGACGTACACAAATCAAGCAAAAATTGAAGCATATCTCGGACGTGCACTCACCGCAGATGAGCTTGTAAATCTTTCCGGGCAGATAACTTCCATTTCCAATTCTCTTGCGGAATGGTTAGGACGCAACTATCTCGATCTTGGCGTAAGCGCTTCTTCCGTTACTGCGACAGCACGATACTACGATGGTCCCTACGATCAAGAAGTATTCGTAGACGATATGATCGAGGTATCACGTATTGATCTTGTAAGTACCGATCTATCATCGTTTCAAGAGATTCCAAGCACTGAATACCATTTGTATCCGCTTAATGCGAGCGTTTGGAATTCTATTTTTTGGCACTCCGGTATCTTCCCAGCTCGTAGGAAATGTATAAAAGTAACAGCAAAGTTCTCTTCCGGGGAATTACCTGCGGAAGTTATTATCGCTGCAACTGCGCTATGTGCAGAGTACATTGCTTCCATATCCGCCCTGATCGCTCCATTCAAAAAGGAAAGTATTGAAGGATATAGCTATGAAATTGCGAGCTTCTCAAGCGGTAATATCATAGATGAAAAGATTGCAAAGATAATGAGTGGAATAGACCATTTGCGAAAAATAAACCTCTGATATGTTGGAGCACGCAATGACCCAGACTTGTCAGATTTTCTCCACGACAGTCAATAAGTTCGGGGATTTTGTTGAGGGCGGATCGGTGAATATGCCATGCAAATTTCGATATATTAACGCATTGGATCGGCAAGCGAATAGAGAGGGATTCCAGTCAGACGCAATGGCATGGTTCAAAGTAGATTCAGACATTCGGGAAGGCACTATATTCCGTGTAGATGGAGCGAAGTTTCGTGTGGAACGTGTTGTAAAGGCTCGTAGGCTTGCAAACAGCACAGTTTTATTCCTTAAAGCATATTTAGAGCGTTATCACGATATTGCTGTAAGCTAGAGATATGGGAGTAAAAATAAATGACAAAACAGACGCTTTCAGAGATTTCAATGACGAAAGCGTTGATATGGTGCTTAACGGAATGGCGATTGACATCGAGCGCAAAGCAAAGATGATGGTTCCGGTTCTCACCGGTGCATTGAAAGGAGCTATTTACCACCGCAGAATCAGCTTGAAACGATATTATGTGATTGCGAATAAGGAATACGCAGCATATCAGCATGAAGGGAAGCGAAAGGATGGATCGCATATAGTGCGTAAATACACAAAAGCAGGTAGCGGAAAGCACTTCTTAAAGATTCCGGGTGAAGAAGTGGGAAAGGACTTCCCACGAAGGTATAGCGCTATGGTAATGCGCCGTACACTTACTTCTACGGGCGTTGATCTTGATCTGGGTAACTTCGGAAATTAAGCGTATACTTGATATATGTTTATTGAACAGATCGCAGAATTATTACAGAGCAACGGCATAGGGACGGTTGGAACCGATATATTCATCGGAGATATTACGACTCGCACAGAAAATGGACTGTATATAGTGAATTCCCCATCTCCTGCTCCGAATGAGGCTATAGACATCTATGAACAAATTGTTGATTTTTGGACACGAAACGATAGTACAGAGGGGGCATATAGCAAGCTACAGCAAGTTATGGATGTTTTGCACAAGCGAACGAATTATACTCTCACAGGCTATCACGTTTTCATTTCCCACAACATGAACATGATCGAGGATATGGATAGGGATTTACAGCGCAAGAAGCTATTTCGCTTGACTATTCGATTTATCTACATGACACCGATTGCTTGACGACTGAAAAGGGTATATAATAGCAGCAAGTGAATACCGATTATTTGGGGAATTAACCCCTCGTCGGTATTTTTTTAAATTCTAAATTCAATATGGCATTTGAAAACTTCCAAATCGGAGCAGCAGACGTTCGGTACAAGGGGGTACACCTCGGTCACACGAACGAAGACGGCGTAGTAGTAAACTATGAGCCAGATGTGCATATGCACATGTCGGGTCGTTTCGGAACGACACCAGTAAAGGCTTCTATTGTTGGCAAGAAGCTCGAAGTCACCGTCAATATGGCGGAAATGACATTGGCAAAGTTTGAAACTGCATTCGCAGGATCAGACATTGATTCCAATATCCTCAACTTCGGCGGAAAAGCAGGAGAAGAGCTTGTAGGAGGAGAGCTTGTAGTGTTGCCTATCTTTGGCAATATCCGCAAATGGACATTCAAGAATGCAGTTGTTACCGGAGCAGTTGAGCAGGAATACTCTCCTTCAAATGAGCAGATTCTTGAAGTTACATTCACCGCAATGGTGGATGAAGATGCTCTCGACGCAGAGAACATTGCAGAAGTTAGCTAGTGTGGTACAAAAGGAGATATGGAAACACTAGACCTTGACTTGATTGCGCCCGAAATAAAGAAAGTAAAGATCGGCGGAAAGCTAATAGACGTTCATCCTGTAAAGGTTAAAAACCTTATCGAGATGCAACGCCTATTCCTCAATCTGCAAGCGCTTAATGGAAAACCAGAAGAGCAGCTTGCAGCAATGGCAAGTATTATTGATGTTCTTCGCCCTATCGTTCCCGATATAGATAGTGTGGACTTTACGATGGAGCAGCTCACAGCACTCCTACAGTTCGCCAGCTCACAGGGTGAGCAAAAAAAGGGGGCACAAAATCCGACATCAGACTCGGAATAGCCTACTTTCTATCCCGGTATCCGGGCTACAAGATGGATGATGTACTGGATGAATATGCAGTACGTTTTTCCATGCTTATTGAACAAGCAGAGCGCATAGACGCAATAGATACGCTTCGGGAGATCAATGTAGCGTCCTATACGCAGCAAAAGGCTCCATATCAGAGGAAAGTTGTGAAGTCACTAGAGAAGCTGGCGTATGGTAAAGTCACCGCTACTCCTGCTATAATCAAGAAAGATAGTCAAAGGCTCATGTCCATTTTAGGCATTAAACAACAACAATGACGGACACAATTATAGGATCAATTGCGTGGGAGCTGGACCTTGATGATAAAAAGTTTCAAGCAGGGCTGTCCGGTGCATCCAAACAAGCAAAAGATTTCGGAAGTACAATGGCCGCAGGAACACGACAGATTGGACAAAACTTATCATCTCTCGGAAGGACTTTGAGTATAGGAGTAACTGCACCGATTGTTGGGTTCGGGTTACTTGCTGCAAAGGAATTTGGTGAATTTAATGCAGCAATTGAACGTGCAGGTGCATTCGTAGATGCTACGAAAGAGCAAATGGAGGAATTCAGCAAAGCATCTATTAAGGCTGTCGAAGGAACAAAGTTTTCAGCGCTCGATGCAGCAGATGCGCTTGGATCATTCGTAGGAGGAGAAATATCCGCAGAAGAAGCAACGGAGAGCCTCGGTGATATTATTGATCTTGCGCTTGTTTCAAAAATGGACAATTTGAAAGACGCAACAAATCTTGCTGGACTTGCACTGACTACTTTCAAAAAGGACGGCATGGAAGTGAAAGATGTTATAGACGTGATGGCACAGTTCACGGCAAAGGTAGATGATCGTACAGACTCATTCGCTCGTGCCTTAAACAATTCAGCAGCTTCGGCAAGGGCAGCAGGGTTAGATTTTCAGAATCTTACTGTCTTACTCTCGATTATTCGTAGGGGTGGTATGGATTTGGATGTCGCATGGGCCGGAGTGAATAGGGCTCTCGTGATGATTCAAGACCCGAGTGACGGGGCGGTTGCAGCGTTGAAATCTGTAGGATTTGCAGCAGATACTTTGAAGCAGGCTTTGGCAGAAGGTGGTGTTGTAGGATTTATTGAGAAACTTCGTGAAGGGTTTGATAAAGCAAATGAATCCGGTAAAGGGCTTGCGTTTCTTAATAGTGTCCT